CTGCACCCGAAAATAGATTTGCTTCCACCGAATATCGTCAAGCTTTCATGGAATATGTGCTGAGAGGAACCCCAATCGCAGCTGAATATCGCGATGATACCTTTACGGCCGTTGCGGATGCCGCAGCGGTAATTCCGACGACTATCATGACTGAGATTATCAAGGAAATGAAGGTTCGCGGTCAAATCTTCGCGCGTTGTCGCAAAACCAATATTCCAGGCGGCGTTCGATACCCCATCTTATCGCTCAAGCCTACCGCTTACCGGATTACGGAAGCGGCCCCGTCTGATCGTCAAAAGATTCAAGCCAACACCTATATCAGCTTTGGCTATCTCGGTATGGAGTGCAAAATTGCCACAGGGATTTTAACTTCTGTTGTGACCATCGCCGCTTTTGAAGCGGAAATAGTCCCCTTGATTGTTGAGGCGATGACCACCAGAAACGAGTACGAGGTATTCAACGGCAACGGTACCACCGAAATGATGGGTATCTTAACTGATACCCGCGTCGCTGCCGGGCAGAAAATCACGCTTTCCAGTGCGGAGTTTATGGAGTGGGATACCTGGAAAAAGAAGGTTTTTGCAAAAGTGCCGCTTGCACATCGCAATTATGCGATTTACATGGGCGCGGGTACCTTCGACGGTTATATTGACGGCATGGTTGACGCTAACGGTCAGCCTATCGGCCGCACCAACTTCGGCATTGCCTCCGATCCTATTTACCGCTTTGGCGGCAAGGAGGTCATTGAGGTTGAAGAGGATGTTATCGCTAGTTACGATAACGCGTCCACCGGTGATGTGGTAGCCGTATTTGTCGATCTCGGCGACTACGCCATTAACAGTAATATGCAAATGGCAATGTACCGCTGGTTTGACCATGACACAAATCAATGGGTTGATAAAGCCCTCCTGATCAATGACGGCAAGTTGCTGGATGCGGCCGGTGTGCTCATCGTGAAGAAAGGCGCCTAGTCTTTATCAAAGTAAAATAGTTATTCTGGGAGGGCTTCGGCCCTCCCAACTATTTAGGAGGTATTAAAATGTATCCATATAATCATAAGCGCGGCCAGACCATCCAAACTGACGCTCCAGGCGTATCGGTTGACCGCTTTTTCGGCGCTCGCTACCATATCGCCGCGGCGGATGCTGTGGCCGCTGACGCTGCTGGAATTATGGCAGCGACCAATCTCGACGTAGCAAAATCAATTACAACCGGTCTTTCACAACCGGCTGTCCCTCGTAATGCGCAGATTGACGGCAACGTGTCCGGTATCACCGGTAATGTCAAGGTTTACGGCACAAATATGGCCGGTGATGCAATTGATGAAACCCTGGCCGCGAATGGTACAACCAACGTAGTCGGAGCAAAAGCCTTTGCATCTTTTACAAAGGTTGATCTGCCTGCCAAAGTTCATACTGCCGTTAAGCAGGTGGAGACGGCTACCGCTGCCGGTACCGTTACGACTGCCGGTAATGCTTTAGTTACCGTTACGTCCGCTTTGTTTGAAGAGGCGGAGGCCATCGATGTCCCGGTAGAGTTAGACGATGACGCCGCGGCGATCGCATTAGCGATTCGGACGGCCCTGGCTGCGAACGCGAATGTCGCGGAGCACTTCACGGTATCCGGGGAAACTGATGCCGTTATTCTTACGGCGAAACTGGAAGCGGCGAATGATGCTACCCTAAATATTGCGATCGATGATGGAACCGGCGAAGGTGCCAGTGAGGGCGTTACGACCGCTGCGACTTCTGCCAATACCACAGCGGGTGTTCCCCACGATCAGATCAGCGTTGGCTGGGGCGATATCTTTGGTCTTCCTTATCTGCTTGCGGCTGATGAACAAGTGATTGTTAAATTGTTCGATAAAACGGTTGATACTGGCACGGTTGTCGCGGACGATGACGAACTCGAAAAGAACACGTTTGATCCTAATGGTTTCCCGGACGGGCTCAAGGATATCGATCTGTATATTCTGGTTTAAGGAGGAATAGTCATGGCTCTGCCTGCCGGACTGCTTAACGCAGCTAAAAACGAATTGGATATAACTTGGGATGATGATGATCTCGATAGTAAGCTTTCCGGCATCCTCGCCCGCGGCATCAAATATATAGACGGCGTGGCATGTGCAGAGTTAAATTATTCCACTGATGATAAGCCTCGCGAAATGCTGTTTGAGTACGCCCGATACGTGCGCGCGGGACGGTTGAATGAGTTTATGAAAGATTATCTGCATGAACTATTTAATTTGCAGGTAACGCAAGGGATGATTGCCGATGCAGACGTATAAAAACGGGGTTGTTACTGTATATGAGCTGGGAAACATAGCCTCTGACGGCGATATGCCAAAAGAGGGATTAACGCTCAAGTATACATTGAGATATGATGAGCGGACTGTCGGTATTAACCGGTATTATACCGCGCTGCAGGCGAATGTCAGAATTAATTATGTTCTGCGCTGCCCACGTCTCCGCAGTGTATCTACGCAAGATATCGCTATCCCAAATGACGGCAAACAGTACAGAATTGATCTCATTCAATACCCCGAGGACGATCCGCTCAGCATGGACCTAACGCTAGAGGGGGTGACGGCACTATATGACATTGTCTGATGTTAAAACCGCGCTTCTTACCGTCACGCCCAATGTTGGGCATTATAAGGTAACTAAGAAAACAGATAAATATATTGTTTGGGCGGAGGACAGCGGCGCCGCCGCGCTTTGGGCGGACGGCCAGCAGCAAGGCCAAGCGATCAGCGGCACCATTGATTATTTCACCAAAACCGAATACGATCCGAACGTGCAAGCGATCGAGGCCGCACTCAACGCCGCGAAAATATCCTTCAAACTGGAATCCGTTCAGCATGAAGAGGAAACGGGCTATATCCATTATGAATGGATTTTTGAAGTCGAGGGGTGGTGATCGGCACGGCCAGAATGACCTTTAAAGCCGGTGATGAATTTGCCCTGAAACTCTCAAAGCTCGCCTCCGGAGCTGATGAAATTGCCAAAAAAGCAATATACGAAGCTGCCGGAATCGTCGCTGATAAGATCACAAACAACGCTTATAACGTGATGTCCGACCATGGGCCGAGTGAGATGATGCATTCTTTTGGTATTGCGCCGATAAAACCGGATGAGTCGGGAAATTTGAACACAAAACTCGGTTTTGACGGTTACGATTCAAAAGGCGTACCAAATCAGCTTAAGGCCCGTGTTCTTGAATCAGGATCCAGTAACCAGAAAAAACGCCCCTTTGTGCGACCTGCGGTAAACGCTACAAAACAACAGGCCCTCACCGCCATGGGGCAAATCATCGATGAAGAAATTAAAAAACGTATGGGAGGTTAAAACATGGCAAAAGTTGATCTAAAATATCCGGTTTATGCGCCGGCCACTGAGACCGATTCGGCTATCAGCTACGGAACCGGCGCGGTCCTGGCAAAAGCAATAAGCGCGGATATAGCGATTGAAACGAACGACGTTAAACTTTANGCCGACGGCATCCTCGCTGAGAGCGACCAAAGCTTTAAAAGCGGTACTATAAAAATAGGGGTTGATGAGCTCCTGGATGCCGCAAAAGTGGCGCTCTTGGATTATATCGAGGGATCAGTCGTTGACGTCAGTCTCGGAACAAAAGAACTATCTGCAATCGGCGCCGCATCACCGGCTTATGTTGGTTTTGGTTGTTATGGCAAAATCATCAGAAATAAAATTGCCTATTATCGTGCGGTTTGGCTGAAAAAGGTGCAATTTGCGGAGCCAAACGATTCGCTGAAAACCAAAGGAGAAACACTTGAATTTGGCACCAGTGAACTCGAAGGCGAAATCATGATCGATATCACCGGCGTATGGAAGGAAGAAGCGAGGTTTTCTACCGAGCCGCTTGCAAAGGCTTGGCTCGAGGGCAAGGCCAATATTACCGCTAAAGCCGCCAACGTTGCTTCGAGCGTGGCTAGCGGCACTTATGCCGGGAATAAAAACATCACGCTGACGACCGCGGAGGCGGCTGGTACAATCTATTACACCGATGACGGCACTATTCCGAGCGCAACCAACGGCACGGAATATACCGCCGCCATTGAGCTTACGGCCCCGGAAAATGTTTGCATCAAGGCGGTCTGTGTGGCGGCTGGCAAGGCGAACTCCGACATCCTGGAGCTTTATATTACGCTTACCGCTTAATTGATCAAACAGTATATAGTTAATTACAAAGCAAAATCGGGTCCGGGGAAAATAAACCAATCCCCGGGCGCCGATTTTTATTAAAAGGAGGCTTACTAAATGAGCGATATGAAGACAAAAGGAATAAAAATACAGCTGGGCAATGAAGAATATGGATTAAGGTTTACCTTGAATGTTATAGATGATATTCAAGAAAAATTTGATATTTCAATTTCTCAATTTGGAGAACTTTTTACCGAAGAAAAAAAGAGTATAGCAATAATGCGATATCTTTTAACTATTCTTATTAATGAGGATATTGACTGCGTTGCTGATGAAACAGGGGAACCTCCGCGCAAACACGTTGATGAGCGTTTTGTTGGACGGCATATTGAAACCAAAAATTTAAGTGAAATGATGGGGCCTATCTTCGCG